AATAACAGAAGCTCCAACTACAAAATAGGAGAAATCAATAGATTTAAATATTTGTCTAGGCTCTTGCTGAAAAATTAATTTATTCTCATTAAGAATATTAATATGCTGTCTACCCATTGTGGGATAAAGAGCTTGGCCGCGCTTTCCAGATTTAGACTGAGAAATATACCAATTTGCAGAATCTTGCGGGTTAAACTGCTTAAATCGTTGTTGGTCATAATAGTTAAATATGGGTAAATCTTCGGCTCTTCCTTCCATTATACACCGGCCTTTACACGCCAGAAACCATTAAGCATGGATTCTCTATCAGGCTGAACTTGAAGGTTGAAACTACTTGTAGACTTCATGTCGTCTTCGGCTTGCTTGTACATACTTTGTAATTTTTCAGTCCAGGCTTCGCTTCTACCTTTGTAGAACGCCAAGTCACGCGCCAATGCGAAACGTAAATAGCGAATATAGTATTGTGGCAATTCAGTTAAAGTATCGGATTGAACCACAGATGGCAGTTCAAATTTTCCGTACATATGTAATTCAAAAAATTGGGATGGTCCGGGGTAAACTTGTACGGTCGTCAAATTGGTTTGCGGGTAGACGATAATATATCGAGGTAATCCCGCTAATGGACTAAATTTGTAAGATGCGAAAAAGTCATTCCTTGTTTCTATAATAAGAGGGTAAGAAACATTGTCTAAAATAATCCATGCGTTTTCTAAGTCAACCAATCTTCCAGAAGAAATATCCGGCGTTGGAACATAATCAGAATCGCCGATGGTTAGAAAATAGGGAGCATTAACAACTGGGAAAATATCATGTTCAACTTCTTTCGAGACAGTTATCATTAATCCATTTCCTGCATATGAACGCAGTAGTTCATTTAAAAACTGGATACCTTTAAGCATGTCATTACCCATCAGCGGCACTGTTGGGCTACTGGGGTTTATCAGCTGATAAGCATCTTGAACGAAAGCGCCGACTTGTTGAGATGGCTGTGTCATGCTGTAACCTGCTTTTTACAATAAAGCCCTTATTTTTGGGTTTCTTTATTACGTTTTTTCCGAATTGACGAAACATTTTCGCAACTACCTGGAATGCTTCTCACGTCTTCTTCATTTGAAAACCATTTTCCACTTTCTATGGCATCGCAATATTCTTCATAAGAATTCACTAGTTTCTTTCCTAAAGTACTATAGACGTATACTCGGAAATGAGGTCTATCGACATAACGCCCCATATAGAGAACTTTTTGAACTTCGAGCTGTTTTTGTTGCATAAAATCCCCCTAACGAGACGGGGCACAGAGCGTGCCCCGCATCTCTAACATTACGAACGAACGATGACAGCAAACTCGGGGTTAATAGCAACACCGGCTAACACATCAAGACGATCGAGCTGAACATAGTTACGAATGTCAGCACCCAAACTGTACGTCATAGCGAGTTTGTACAAATCGCTATAAGTAGTCACTGCTTCAACACCGCCTTTCAATTCTTTGATAGGAGGCGCTGCGAAAACGACAGCTTGATTATGGAATGCAATCGAACGGTTATGATCGTCTGCTAAATATAATTGCGCGCCATTAGGAATAGCCGCAGAAATATTTTGACGAGCACCGCTGATTACGATTGTTGGATTAACAGGGATTGTCGCATTACCTGAACCATCCGCTATTACAGTTTGTGTCACTACAAACTGTGCAGTTTGAGTTAACGGTTCGTAAGTTAATGGATTAATCATGAACACGCCTGCGGCTGGAGCGATTTCTATGCTATCACCAACGTTGAATGCAACAACAGAAGGAACAAGTCCGGTTACTACAATTGAATTTCCCCCAGTGATTGGACCATTAGTCACAGTTCCGCCGAGCTTGAATCCAGCTGGAGGAGAACCGCCGGCTTCCCCAGCGCCTGCGATTTGACGGGTCAAGAAGTTAGTCTTGAAGAAGTCAAATCCGGATAAATGACCAATGAAACCGTCTAAAAGAGCGCCCGTATTAACAGTCATGTTGAATACGTTGTATAAAGAATTCGACAAGTTAGCACTGATTTGCGGGCTGTTTGCAAAGTAACGGTTACCGTCTTCTGGAATGCCCAATTCGGTCATATAAGCGTCAGTTTGAAACACAGAGTTTTGGTCAATCGGCACGCCAGGTGTACCGTAAGCTTGATAAACTTGAGTTTGGAAGTTTTGAGTACAGATGAATTTCTCTACCAAGTTCGCTAAGGTTTTTGCGCGTGGCTTTAACATCATATCTAAGTACGGTTGGTCACGTGCGCGGTCAAAAGTTAACTCCATACCGTCAAATTCAACCATAGTATGAAATTGAGTATCGATAGTTAAAGGACGAATAACCTGTACGCGCGCTTCAGCAACGGCTGTAGCACCTTGACCACCTAAATAGCGTTCTTCCAAACGATAGTTAATCGTTTGGCCAGTAGCATATTCTAAGGATTTGAAATCGCCTTCGAGATTGCGGTTAGCAACTTTGGCAAAATTTAAATAGTTGACGAAACGAACGAAAACTTCATCGAGGACATATTGTGTGACCTGAAATTGATTAAAAGACATGATTTACTCCAAATTTTTGATTTACCGATTTCTCGGGACCTTTTTTGAAGTCGAGCGGACGACCTGTTAATACACGCTAATTTCTTTACGTGGATTGGCGGTTATCCTGTACACGCCTAATAAACAATTTCTGCGGAGGGACGCAATTACGCCTCTATTGAATGATTATAGCTAATTTTTTTAGTATTACAATAATAAATAACGATCCATACTTTGATATATTCACCCCAATAGGCGCTAATCGGGTAAATATCACCCTAATTAGGGTGCCACACAGATTGCGCAATCTGCGGATACCTGCGGAATTTTATTTTTTGTGAAAAAAAATTTCACAAATTGTGAAATTGTGACATTGTGAAAAATAAAGTCACAATTTGTGACGCGATTTCTATTGTTGACAAAAAGCATGTAAACAACATTTTTATTTGATGGGTATTTGATGGGCATTTGACTGTCATAAAAAATAGCCACTAGTAACGCGGTTAGTGGCTATTTCATAAAGCGGAAATTCTTATTTGCAGTTATTTCTTGTATCTTGCATTCAACCTATCTTGCTTTTGACGCGTATCTTCTGCGATTTTGTCGTCTACATTACTGCGCTTCGGCTTTTTTTCGCTCGCATCACTACTGGGGACTGATACCGGCTTAGGTGCCGATGATACCGTTTTTGCTTTTTTCATTCGTTCTTCCAACTTTCCGATTTCTAAGGCTTGCTGTACAGGGTCTGGCAATTGAGCAATTCTGGATAACTCTTGTGGTTGAATTTTAGAGGCAGCATAAATAAAGGCCGCTGGGTCTGACATTCCTCGAGCTGCACGCATCATCGCCGGGGTAATAGGCTTATCCATCACCACTTTTTCAAAGTCACCGTACTTAGCCGCGCCTTGGTTGAATTTAATCTCGAACTGCGCTTGCGTTTGTTGCTCTTGATGACGCCACATTTGCTCTCGATTAGTACGCTCTCTTTTCTCAAGTGTTGCGCCAATAAAATCTTCTAGTTGTTGTTGCCAGGGCTTATCGCTCGATTCATTATATGCAAATCCATCCGGGGTATTTTGCACCTGCGGTTGCGGTGCCGGCTCAGAATGCCTTCCGCGTGAAAGTCTATCTCGAATCATCGCCTGAACTTCTTCTTCAGAATAAGTTCGTGGCTGCTGTTTCGGAATTTCATTTCCGTAGTCATCTTGAATGGATTCTGAAGCAGTAGCGCCTACATCTGTTGCTTTAGCTACTTCTGGAACGCTATACTCATGCGGCGTCTCTTGCGATGCGGTGGTGTTTTCCGTTTTCGCAACTTCATCTGCTTGAGGCGCTTCAAGCATTGGCGCCGACACACCTTGTGTTAATAAATCATCTGCGCTTCTAATGGGTAGAGCCATAATTATCTCCTTTTATTGATTTCTAACTTCAGCTTCTTTTAATAATAAATTAACCAAATTTTGGCTGTGCGCAATATTGGCATCCGAATTTGTGCGATGCGTTTCAGCTTTGTAACGTAGTTGTTGTTCAGTTAAGTTTGTTGCCATTTCCATTTTTTCGTGTTCCATTTTTTCCCACTCTAATTGTAATTTTGCCTTTTCCATTTCTGCTTTCATTGCGCTTTCTTGCTGTTTCTGTTGTAAAGCTTGTTGCTTAAGCTGGATTTCCATCAGCTTGGCTTGCGCTTCTGGATTTTGCTGTGGCTGCTTAGGTTGCATTGGCTGACCTGTTTTTCCGGCTTCAATAACCTCGGGTGGAACTATTGTTCTTAGGCGATTTCTAAGCTCTATGTTATTCGGAAGCGGTAAATTCTCTACATATAGATCAGCAATAAGCGGAAATATCTGCGGATTATTTTGCAATAACATTTGCATCGATTGTAATGCTTCTTCTTTTTGGCCTTCGTAAGACGGACCGGGCAAGAGCCTGATGCTATAGCGACCTTCGGTCATATCATTTTGCATCTGACCGCCGTATTCATCCATTTGTTGATTTATCTTTACTGCCTCTATTCCTTTTTCTGGCATACTAAGCATTAAAGTACGCTCTGAGTCATACACAAAAGGTATCATCTCATTTATTATTTCTCCGCCCACCGCAATTGCGCGATTTAAAGAATCGAACGGAACATGTGTAGCATAGCTTCCTCTTTTTGTTCTAGCATCAATCGCTTTTCCTGAAACTTCATTACCTTGTTCTCCAATTTGAGCATTGTAAATACCCGTCGAAGTTTGAATGTCATTCAAAGCGCGCTCATATTGAACCTGCAATGATTGTGAAATTTCAGGAGCTCTAATTTGCTCGGGCTTCGTTCCAGATGGCGATTCATCGTAAACCAGCATACCCTGGTAATTAGCGGGGTCACGCCAAATCTGTTGCGTATCTGCACCGCGAACATTTTCTTTAGATCCCATAAATTGATCGTATCGAGAGACTTTTAGTAGATACGCAATTTGAGTTCCGATGTAATTTAAGAAGCGCTGAGCATCTTTTGCGTCTTTAAATAAAGGTCGACAAAGTTGCTTTCCTGTTTTATCCCAATAGGAATTTTGGTCTACAAAAATCAATGGTAACTGTTCACTTGGGAAATCGGCTTCTTCTAAAATATAATCTCCTCCCACAATATAATGTTTAATTTTATATCTTGGAACGCGGCGGTCAGAGACAACATAGACTGGCATTTCTCGATGAATATACATTTCCCGGCCCGCGTATTCTTCTAGTTCAAACTCATTTTCATATTTTGGTAATTTCTTGAGTTCTTTTTCAGATACTACCTCTCCATTTGAGAGTTTGTAGATGTTTTCTGGGGAGTAAATACGTTTCCATAAGTTTATAATCACGATTGAATCATCATCAGCTAAAATAGAACCGCTATCGGTCGCGATGTTTTTAATAGTTCGCTCTATGTCCTCTCCGTATAATGCGGCGAATTTTTGTCGAGACAATCGGCTTTTGAAGCCGCAATGCATCCCATCTGTTTTGCAGGGGGATTCTGCGGACAAATCCCAGAAACAAACTGTTGGATCTTTTAATCCTTTGATAACAATTTTCAAATCCAAACTGAAATTATTCTCGTATTCAGTCGCCAAATAATAAGCACCAAATCCGCCAATGGCTGCTTGTTGAAATGCAGTCTGATAAACCACTTTAGATTTTGAGTCTAAAGAAATATCTTTAACCAACGCTTCACGGACTTGAGCGGTTGGCTCGGGAACATCGTCTTCAGGTGTGACCTGTAGTTGCGGCGTATTTTGTCTCTGTTCTCCGAGGAGATAATTCATGAGAGGAGATAATTTATTAAAAGTCATCGGGATTTTTTTGTAAGAATCAAAAACTTTTACTTCATCATCATTCCATTGTGAGCCCATAATGAATGACATAAATTCGTTATATTGGTCGTTGTTAACTTTCCAGTTACCGCACCACTTCTCCATTTTTTCGCGCAGTTCCTGCACAAAGTTTAAGTCCATTCGCGGTTTACGTTCATCCTTAAGCATCAAACCTTCATCTTTTAAAGATTCTTTCTTAATTTTCTTAGCTGCCATATGCTAACCTCTCAGTTTTGTTGAAAGATTATACTATGTAAAATATGATTTATGATAGGTGGGGATGGGGGTTGGCTTATAAGAATTGATTAAATAATCAAATTCTTTACGAATAAATGCGAAATAACATGCGTCTACACATGTATCGGCAATGTCGTCATTGGCATGAGTGTTGTTGTTTGTTATTTTACCCATATGAGTTATGCATTTTTCAGTATGTTTAGCGCCTTTAGTAAATGAAATTTTTCTTTCTGCTAAATAGGGCTGTATATGAGAGAACCGGGCTGTTTTGCTAAAACCGTCTGCATTGCGTTCAATTTCTCGGATTTGTATGCCTTGGATTTCTTGAAGCACGCTTATCAATGTAACACCTGTTGATTTCTTTTCAATCGCGGCAAATTTTGGCTGTATTTTGTACATCAGACATTTTTGCCAGAAATATAGAAATTCCGCTTTTAAATCTTTAGGCTCAATTCGCTCTTCCCAGCAGTCTAGCCAATGCAGCGCGAACTGCCCCGTCTCAACCCCCAAAGTTTTAACTTTATATAGCCCCCAGAAGCTAAAGACAGTTGCATCCGCAGTTGTCTTCGAACTTTCAGCAGTATCTGCAGTAATAAAACTGAGAACAATATCAGGGTCTCTGTCGTGTAAATGAAACCAGTTTTCTTTGAATAGAGCGCCCCCGGCTGGCTGTGGCCTTTGTTGAATTTGGGCATTCCAAACATACGGGAATTTCTCTTTCATCATATTGTGCCAGCTTGTTGGATACTCCTCTGGATATAGCGCGTTTCCTTCCTCATCTTCCCCCGCTAGAGAAACCAAATGCCAATCGTATCCATCCATCTTCTGTTGCAATTTATCAGATAAATCGCCTTCTCCGAGTCTTTGCATAAGCAAAATTCTGGGAACATAAATACCGCGCGGCCTTTGATTTAAGGTGTTGCCGTAATTGTCATTTACATTTTCTCGGATAGTATCGCTGAATACATCATCGGGCTTGAGCGGGTCGTCAATTACTAATGCGCCGGAGAACCTGGGTTTCCCGTCTTTATCTACCGCTCCCGGAGAACCTGCGTTTCTACCCGTAATTGACCCCGCCGATCCGGCCGCGAATACGGCTCCTCCAGACATCGTTTTAAAGAAATCTTTAGCTTGAGAGTCTTTTTGCAATCTAACTTCGAACAATTCAGTATAAAAATCACTCATCATTATTTGCCGAATTTTGGAAGTATGTTCTGCTGCAAGTGTCGCGGAATAAGAAACATAGATAAAATTAGAATCGGGATATTGGCTCATACACCACGCTACCCAATAGATAAGCAACGTACTTTTAAAGTGACCCGGAGGAACATTAATCATCAATCGATGATTGGGGATTTCTAAACGAAAAGCCTGAGTTAAGGCTCTACAAATAATAACAATGTGGTTTTCTCGATCAATCGGGTTAGGAATTATAAAGGGCTTGCCTTCAATTAGCTCAAAAAAAGTGCGGATGAACAATAAGAAAGAGCCGTTGAGTTTCGCAACTAACTCAACTCTATCTTGATCAAGCATCTTTCTTATGGTCGTCCGCGAGACGTGACACTGCGTCTTTTATTTGAGAAATCGCTTCTGAGTTGGTTTTTGCGGCTTCTTCTTCGGCGCCGTAATCTTTTCGAAAACGGTTTTTAAGGATAAAAGAAGTCATAGGAGCGCTGAATTTTGGATGTTTCCCGCCTACGCACCCATCCTGAGCGATGTCTTCCCAAAATGCCTGGGAAATCTGTTCCCCTCGGTCAGCTGCGGTTTTAAATTCGGGATGTTCCTTTTTCCAACGATCGTATGTGTTACGATGAATGCCGATTTTCACGCAAACTTTTACGATACTTGAGCCGTCAGCAAACAACTCGGGAAGTTCTTCGCAGACAGCTTTATAATAAGTACCGTCAAAATTCATGGTTATTCCATAACTTGGGTATTGCGTTTAGCGCCTTCCATTCGGCTTGGGTATTTTCCATTATTGGCTTTGTCTTTCATGTTGTGATAACCCATTTCTTCATTCATGCGATCAACATTTTCTTGATGTTTAGATTTTACACAATATTGCATGCTTTCTACTACTTCTACATCATCGTATTCGCGTTTCATAGTTCTATCCTCGGAGGTTTATTAAGACTTTTGTATATATTACGCTCGTTTTTATAGCTAATCAATAACAAAATGGGCTACGCAATACTTGCGAGGACAGAGGGAGGTTTAAGTTCTTCAATGTGCGCAAGCATTGCGTCGCATATATAGTATTACATAAATTTAGGTTGACATCAATTTCGAGAGATTGATTGCGCGTTCACCGACCTGATGCGCCCATTTTGAATTAAGCATTTCTTCGGATGCCGTCTTATAATCACCCGATTCTATATAATTCATCATGTGATGAAATTCCTTAACTTTTGAAATTCCCATATTGAACGTCATATCAATTAAGACTATTTGGACATTTTCAGGCCATTTTCTAAAATTTGGATAAGCATAATTTAGTGCGGCCATGGCGATGTGTATATCATTCGCTAAAAGATATTTTGCCTCAGCTTCGCTGATGCCATTCGATTCTAGGTTTCTTCCGATTCCGATGGTAAGAATTCCTAGAGAATCTTTGTAAGGAAATTGTCGGTAGCCTTCTTCTTTTTCTAACCTGTCCATCAGCTCTTGAATTGACTTATCACTTAGCACCCCAGGCTCCTTTAATGTTCGCGGGAAAATGCAAATAAAGAAGAGAATGAAACACGCTATCGATTTAATCTTTCCGCTAGTAATTTTATGTATTCTCTATCTGCCGCACTTAGATTCTCTATGATTCCATATTTTTTGTAGAAATTATAGGATTTATAGAGATCGTTATTAAAATCGCCGATTAGATAAGATACACAAACTCCTAAAGCTTTGGATATTTTAATCATCATTTCTAATGTAGGACTTCTATCCCCTTTCTCTATTTTAGAAATGGCGGAGTGAGTAACGAAACTTTTTTCGGCTAGTTGAGACTGGTTCCAACCTTTTTCTTTTCTAAGTTCACGTATTTTATCAGCTAAATATTGCATTCTTACAATACTGTTTTCCATGCTCGTTAATTCCTTTTAATACGGTTCTACGTGGAACCATGCATAAATCAATAGCTTATAATTTAATTTGTTAAATATTTTGATGTGTTAAGGTGATTTTTTTCATAAAAATAACTTAATATCTAGCAATCTCAATTTAATCTCTTTCTGTGTAAATCTTTCTTTACATTTTTTACATTGAAGAATAGGTTCTTGTTTATTACCCGAGATTAATTGCAACAAAGAGAATCGTAATAACATTTCAAACTTGTGATCATCTAATTTTTTGCAAATTAATTCAGATTGGGTTATTTCCATCTTTTACCACACCTTTCGCATTTATAATAAAAATGCTGCCCTGGGGCCATCATATAAGATACGCCGCATTGCGATTTATAGAAAACTTTTTTTACATGTCCTTTTGTTAAACATAAAAGTTTTAGTTTTAATTTATCTAACATTAACATCTTTTTCTACCTTTAAGTCCGTTTGTTTCAATTAAAAGAAAAATATTCATCAATGTATTTTTTGGCCTCATCAAATCCGCGCGCGCACACCGCAAGATAACCTAATTTATTAAGCTGCTCAAGCCAAAATGTTTGTGAATCAGTAAGTTTACCGCCCTTTTTAGGCTTCATTTCAATCATAAGACCGGAATAAGGAGGTTTCGGATGGGCAATAAATAGATCGGGGAATCCAGGACTAACACCTTGATTTCGTAAGCGCGCTGCTTCAATTGCATCACGTTTTCCTCCGTTGGCAACAGCGCAATGCATAATATTTCGCAGTTTAAGATATTTAACGACCTGATTTTGTTCTACTTGCTCTGAGGGAAATCCTGTTTTATTCATAAGCCTTTATATGTCCATATTCAAAAAACATACAAACATCATACAATATATACATCAAATCATCAATAAAACAACAAATAAAACAATATTTCAGCGACACACATTAAATTAATATTTAACAATTAATCCATGCATAAATAAGCGGCGCCTAAGAAAACTGGAAAAACAACATCTTCGGTTTGTTGTTCCGCCGCTTAACTAATTAGCCTAATGGCTATTGAATTGGGGGATGTCTCGCAACAGGATTTGCCATAAATCGATTCAGGCGTTGCGCCGCAAGAAATCCAAGTCGCTCTAGAAACGAGGCCTCTCCAAAACTTCTCCAAACTGGATAAAAATATATAAAATCAACGGCCCCCACATTTGGCAATGCAACTCGTCTAGATAGAGCCGCTGATTTTATATATATTTAAGTAAATCTTCTGTTTCATTGACTAACAATACATTTTCTAGATCAGAACTTACGAAGTATTCAGCAAAAATCATCCTTTCTTCTAGTTATACCTTCCAATAATTCATTTATTTCTATTGCTTCTTTAGATAAGACTCCCAGTAAAAATCCAGGATTAAGCGATAATATGTTAATAAGTTCAATGGATTTAAAAATCCTAATAATTTTACCAGCGGGATGCTTTTCTTTCTGAGATTCGATGCCTTGGATTAAATTTTCCAAGCAAAAAATCATATGTTTTAAATACCCAAGATTATTAAGTGCCACAAAACACCCCACTGTTACTCACGTTTCATTTTGATTTTCAATGTCAGAATAAAGATTACCGACCTGGGTCCTAAGTTGAAAATAAATATGGTCTAAATCGTCTTTAATTTCCAATGGGTCTTCATGTAAACAAATTAAGTCTTTCAAGATGATATCAAGACCTTCCCAGAGCCACAAAATTGCATCTTCGTAATGTTCTTTATCTTTCATAAAACTTTATACCAACGTCACAATTCATTTTTAGCACTTATTTCAACTAATTTTATATAAATTATCTAAAAATCCAGTAAAGAAACTTACTGGATAACACGCGTCCTAATTTCCCTCAAATTTTACTACGCCCAAATCATAAAAAATATTTTACATTCTCGCATAATAAAAAGGCCCCGCACGCTTGAATACCGGGGCCTTAAGAGAGAAATGCTGTTGAAGACACTATCTCGAAGAGATTATAATTTAAAGTTGGATTGAGATCAAGAAAAAACCCGGACGCTCAAAATAGTAAGCGCCGGGAAGCTGCAATCAATATCGGTCCCGCGAGGAGTAGGATTTTCAATTGCTAAGTCAGTCAGCAGCGGTACAGGAGACCGCATTTCTAGACCGGGGTTAGTTTACGACAAAGCTACTTTATTTTCAATCATCAATATTTCCGTCTATTATAGATGATAATTATTGACGAAATATAAGTTATTTTATACTATGTGCTCATCGAGTGACGCAAAGACGTTACAGATAACACGGTAAATAAATTTAGGGGTAAAAATGCTGGTAGACTTAGAAAAATACAAAAAATTGTATTATACTTTTAATTTAATGTGCACTAAATTCGAAGAAAAAATTAAAAAAGAATTGTCTCATGAAAAAAGAGTAAATTTAATATCATCGATTTCAAAACGAAAAATATCTCTTGAAGAAAAGGTTGTCCTTATTCACAAAGAAAAGGTTGTCCTTACGCGCATCAAAGGAGAAGAATGCAATGTGTTCCACGGTAAACTTTTGTCAATTACAGAAACCCCAAATGAATACGAAGTTTTCTTCCTTGATGATTATAATAGAATAGGAGTTGAAATATACTATCAAAAAAAAGAATTTGAGGCAGGATTATATTTTAGAAGACCTCCCTCAAAGGGGGAGGATTTAATCTATGCAATTGACGAATTCCCCAAATCCTTGCCAAAAAAAGACTGACAATTTTAAAATCGAAATAATTTAGGATTTCTAATGACCAGATTTATCTATAAAACAGGGAATTTACTGGATGAAAAGGTAGATGCTCTCGTTAATCCAGTAAATTGCTGCGGTGCAATGGGAAAAGGATTAGCCTTACAGTTTAAAAAAAAATTTCCAGCTAACTTTTCAGTTTACAAAGAAGAATGCATGGAAGGAAAAGTAAAAATTGGTAAAATGTTAACATTTATGACTAATCACACAAATCCACAATATATTATTAACTTCCCTACAAAAATCGATTGGCACTTCCCAAGCAGATTAAACTATATTGTAGACGGAATGGTTAACTTAAGGACAGTTGTAAAAGATTTAGGTATTCAATCTATTGCGATTCCCGCATTGGGATGCGGGCTAGGTCAACTACCATGGAGCGTCATTAAAGAGATAATTGAAGGATGTCTTAAAGAACTGAAATTATCAGCAATAATTTATGAACCTAGAGAAAAACAATGAAGATAACCGCTACAATAGACGTAACAGAATACCTTCAGAAATCATTGCCGGAAGAATTCAGCAAAATTAAGTCATTCTTTGATTCCGCAGCTGATTCATTCAATGTTGAAAATAATACTCATGTAGAAGTAGATATTACTAAATATATCGGAGATAGACATATGGATGCTATGTTCTCCTTAGGAATAAAAGAACGAATTTTGTTGTCAATTTTATTGAAGCTGGGAGACTTTAAATGAACTTAATATCATCTCTAACACGCAGAATAATAAATAAAAATGAATTAATAGTCGTATCAACTATATGTAATCTCGAGGAGGAAAAGAACAAATTCATATGTTCCTATATTGGGGTGGGAAAATTAGACATTTTATGTCATATAGTTGAATCAAACATAGTGCTACTTTCATATTATAATGAATCAACGAGAAAAGAATATAAATTATATCTAGATTACAATTGTTTTAAAGATGGGATTTATCATTATTGTTCAAATAGCGACATACAATACAAAATTTGCACAAACCGGGATCACGACAATGCTTATGAATTCTATTTTAATTTAGATGTTTTATAATGAATAGAAAACAATTTCTCTTTAGAAAATTGACTAGAATTTGCATTAAAAAGGATAGCGATACTATACAATCAGACGAACGCAATATGTTATATGAGGAAATATTAAAAGAGTATGATGAAGTTATTGAAACAATGAGAAACTTTTTAAAAACCCATAGTGAGGTTAATGAACTAATAGACTCGATTAAATCAACGAGTTATTTAGAAGAATCAAATGTAAAATGGCTAGAATTATACAATAAGCTAGGAGATTTAAAATAATGGCTCAATGTCATGATCACTTAGAATTTATTGATGAAAAATGTCCTGATTGTAAATTACAGGTAGATGAAAATGGTAATACAGAAGATCAATTTGATTATTGTTCCTTCCCGTGTTGTGGATGCGATCATAATAGAAATTGCATGGCTAAAAATGGCCCTAATGGAATTAGTTGTTCGTTCAATATAAACAAAGAAGATTTTTAAGTAAAACCGTAGTGGAATTAATCTGCAATCTAACGAGAAAACCATGAAAGAAGAATCAGCATGATCACAATCAAAATAAACTCACGATTCGAGCTAACAACTAAGCTTTGCGTTGAGAAAGAATTCTCAACAAATCCAAGATTCAAAAAAGAAGAGTGGTCTATTTGCTGCTCTGACACATTCAACAACATCCGAGTCAATGGCGCTGACCAATCAGCCCATGACTATCTTTCGCATAAAATTTTACAGGCACAATTGGATTACCTGACAGAAAAAGGTAAAATCCTCTTTTCTGAATGTACACAAAAGGTTCGAAATGAAAGTGAAGGGACGACATCTCATTAGCATAAAAGTCCAGTGGAGTAATCAAATTGAAGCTGCTCAACTGATGGATTTTCTGATTGAGAATATGCAATCATTTGAGTTTGAACGCTACATCATGTTGGGTTGTAAAGAGATATGCAGCCCTGTTATCGAGAATGTTACTGAGCAACAAGCTGACCAACTTAAAGATTTCCCGGTATTTAAAGGTGCTGAGTTTATCTTTCGAAAATCAATAAATCTGTCCGATTGTTGAACTTACGAGGATTCCTTGTAAGTTCAACTTTAAACCACTAGGCAGTCTTTAAAAATCCACTCGGCGTTTGCCATCTTCCGGACCACAGCAAATTAAGCGAAATCTTCATCCTTTCATCCATGCTCAAAGCATGACCATCCTTAGTCGATGTCTTAAATTGATTCCTGATTGCCCACGCAAGCTCTTTTACGATAGTCAGAATTTCATACTGTTTCCCCATGTACTTGTTTTTGGCATGTTTCACGGCTCTATATAGCTCATAGAAGAGCTTAGAAGCATTATAATGCCAGGGCTTGAAGTTATCATCCCGGTTTTTTGAAATTTCTTCTATTGACCTCTTCCGGTCTTTAATCGCACCTCGATTTCGTTCAATGTCGATTCTTTTTCCATCCGCAATTTCACGCGCCCGCCTCCATTTTTTGTATCGGTCTAGCTTTTCAGGGCCTTGCGACGCTCCGAGCCAATCGATTTCGGCTTTTTGAGCGTCTAATTCTAGACTATCGAGCTCTTTGTTTCCGATTTCTGCGGATTCTGAGAGCATTTTTATTTCCATTTGCAAGGCTTCTTGTATCGCTTGTGTCGTGTCTGGTTTCTCTTCTTCTTTTTCAAAAAAACTACAAACTATTTCTTTCGCCTCTTCGAATAAATTTTGTTCAGACTCAGGTATTTCCGGTGTGATAGTTATATTATTATATATACTATTATCTGCTACGCAGAAAACTGCGTTTGGCTTTTTCTCGGTGTTTTCTTCGATTTCTTCTATTTCTGTCATTTTTTTGAACTGTTCGGGATTTCCGTACGGTTCGTCTGTGGACACATCATGGTCAAAAAAGAAGGTGCGATCGGCTCTGGATAAAAGATCGTCTGCGATGTATTTTGGGAGGGTAACTGTGTAAGTACTGGGCAATCTTCGATGAGTAAATCGAGTAAAATTCGATTGTATATGTAGAAAGCCGTTCTCAGCTAAGGCTCGTAGGTGGTCATTTACTGTTCTTTCTGAGCGACTAGAAAGAATAGCTAGCTCTTCTATGGATTTGGTTACTTTGTAATCATCGTCAGCGTGATTAAAGAGATTAACGTAAAGATCGTAACAGACTGCCACTTTTTTGTCTTTTCTCATGTGTCTGGCTGCGGAATCTGGAAAAATCCTTAACCCTTTTCTCATGAATTCGGGTTGCCACGGAATATTTGTGCGATTTATCGCACACGAATGTAAAAAATTGTTGGTAATGTTAGCGGTTTGGTTATATACTGTGTTTGTATGTTTTTGTTGTATGGAAAGCATATATTCCTTAGATTTGTGCATTCTTGGCGGAGCACACAAATCGATTTAGTTAAGCTGTTGTAAATGGATTTAACAGCAGGGGTTTAAGAGGACTGCTTCGCTGGTGAGTCTCATCAGCGCTTGATTCCAGACTATATCGAATAGTCGGCTAACTGTCTAGAGCAAAGACTTACTTTGCAATATTCCTAACAAAACTTTCGCCTCTACTATCATTTTTTCTATTGATTCCAGATGATCTGGAACTTCTTTAATCAATTTATTTATAATTTGAGACATTTCTTCTCTATTTTCTATAAGACTTGGATCACAAAGCACGTAAAGATTATAAACGTGATGAAAGGCACGTTTTGTATTATTGATCGCACCTTCAATTGAAGATAATTTTTCTAAGTCAACAGTTAGAGAATTATCGTTATGACCGTTCTGATCAAGAGAGATAAGCAATGATGCTAACACTTGATTGCTTTCAAAATAATCAACCAAAGATTTGTTTAATTCATTGTTGTCTATATGGTTATCCAATACTTATCCCCAATTATTGTTAATATGTCTGTGTATAAGTGTAAGAAATCGTTTACCGGAACGGGTTATACGCATTGATTATTAATTAATCAACGAATAATCTTATAAATATAATGCCCTGCAACGCCGCCAATAATAAGTCCGAGTAAAATATTTATTGGGCCATCAATATGGCCCAAATAATAACTCACACAATAAAGACCAAATAAAGCGCACGCAATAACAGCCAAAAGCAAAATAGTTCGTTCCATTATTTTCTTTCTTCCCAATTCCCGGATCTTCGCCTTTCCGAGACTTCTTCTCTATCTATAATCATATCCTCAGGAGCTTCAATGCCTACCCTAACTTGCTTTCCCTTTACATCTAAAATAACTACTTTTATATCATCCCTTATGATGACTGCTTCTCCTATTCGCCTTGTTACAATTAACATTCCCACTTGTTTCTCCTTGTATGATTTCACTCAAGTTTAATCGAATTCCGCGTTTTTCACAAAAATCCATTAAAGCAATTAACATTTTGCTTGATATGCCTTTCTCTCTTCTCATAAAGTTAGAAATAGCGGGTTGCGTTACGCCAAATTCTTTAGATAATTCTAATTGAGAAATTTGAAATTTATTCTGTAATCCTTTTATAAACTTTTCCCTTGGATTGGATATAATGGATATATCGTGGATAATCTCTCTTTTTGGCAATTCTCTTTTAATCGATTTTTTACGGGTATAATTTGTTTGATTCATTTTTTTACCTTCTTTTACATTAAGTATAACTATATTAATATTTCCAGGCATGAATAACAAGTATAAATAATTTAATTTATCTCTTGCAACGAAATATAAAATGTTTTATATTTAATTTGTCATTAATTAGCAGGAGTAAGAAATGAATAAGCACTTGAGAAAGCACATATTGATATTGATTGAAACCCATATAGATGAAAAAACGATGGAATTTAATATTGATATGCTCGATGAATATGAGCAAAACCTATTGACTTCATATATATGCGAATATGAAGATGGGTGTGAATTTTATTTGGCCATCACCGAAAACCTTAATTATGAAACAATAGAAACATGCCTACACGGACTTATGCGCTCTAATGACGCTCAAACTAATGATGTCTTTGTCAATGTGATGAAAAATAAAATAACAAATCATTACAGAAATAAAATGGAAATATTATTCGCAGAAGTTCTATCTGATTATCTAATTGATAGATGTGAATATTATAAAATAGAATCCAATTCATTAGGAGCTCAGCATGCTTAAAACTATTAATCCTGGCGTTTACGATGAACTATCTAATGAAGAGTATCATGAATGTGCAGGACTTAGTGCAAGTGCTATAAAGCTATTGTTGGACTGCCCTGCTAGGTATTACCACAAATACTTAAACCCTAATACTGAAAATAAAAAAGATACAGAAGCGCTCCTTACTGGGAGTGCCTTTCATACTCTGGTATTAGAGCCCCACGAATTTGATAATCGTTATGTAAGAATGCCGCATTGTCCAAAGAATACTAAAGTAGGATTGGCGCTGTATAACGATATTGTAGATAAACATCCCGGGAAAATTTATCTTCCTAAAAAGATTTGGTCCAAAGTAGATGAAATGCACGAATCCGTTCTCCAGAATGAAGGATTTTTGAACTTATTCCAAGGTGAAAAGAAGATTGAACAATCCATTCTATTTCGCCACGAGAAAGGATTTGATGTTTTACTGAAATCACGCCCAGACTTCTACAATG